ATGAAATTGTGGAAGTAGAACGCAGAATATCTTTCGATACGGGATTTTCGCAACGCGTTGTAGCCCGGAGCCTGCCGTGGACACCTTCCTGAACTTGGTGAAGTCTCATGCAACGCAGTTGGATCAAGGTTGGGCGCAGCCGCGATTGGCAACTGTAAGCTCTGTTGACCCGGCGACGTATACGGCACGTGTCATGGTGCAGCCAGAGGGATTACTTTCGGGGTGGCTGCCCATTGCCGGAGCGTGGGTGGGCAACGGATGGGGCGTAGCATGTGCGCCGGCCGCCGGTGATCAGGTAATTGTTCTCTGGCAGGAAGGTGATGCGGAGCAGGGTTTGATTATCGGCCGGCTATGGTCACAAACGGCGCCGCCGCCCGCGGCACCAAGCGGTGAATTTTGGTTGGTGCATTCAAGCGGCACTTATTTAAAGTTGCGTAATGACGGATCGATGGAGAGTAGCGCCGGGACCTGGACCCATCACGGCAATATTGTCGTGACCGGGGATGTTTCCGATGGGCAGGGCAAGCTGTCAACTCTCCGCAACGACTATAACAAGCATACGCATCCTCCCTCGAGCAGCGCGGCCTCACCTATTGCGTAACAAGGGACAATCTCTCTCGATAGCACGGTTTCGGGGGGCTAGATAGATACATTGCTGCGCTAGTTGTAATCTTGCGAACGGAGACGAGAATGCCAGATGCAGACTTGCAATGGGGAGGCGACCTGTCGCTGAGCCCAACCGGCGATATTCTGCTGGCGGATGGCGGTATCTTGAGCCAGCAACGTGTTCTGCGACGCCTATTGACAAATACAACGGACTACATCTGGCAACCGAATTATGGCGCCGGTCTCGGTCAGTTTGTCGGCCAGGCGAATGTAGCACGGACGGCAACGGGTGTTATTTACGCGCAGTTGGTGAATGAAGCATCGGTTTCTCAGCTGCCATTGCCAATGGTGAATGTGCAACCGCTAGCCGGCGATATTGTGTTGGCCGGCATTACCTACACGGATGCGGTCACAACTACAACGCAGGCGCTGACATTTACGGTGGGCACGTAGCATGCAGCTTCCAGTTCAAACATTCTCAGCGTTGCTGGAGCAAATGGCGGCCAATGTACAGGGTTCTGCCGGGCAACTTCTCGATCTCTCCGTTGGCAGTGTATTACGCGCATTGATGGAGGCCTGTGCGGGGGTTGCGTTATGGCTGCAATGGATGATTTTGCAAGTGCTGTCAGCGACGCGCGCTGCGACGAGCCAGGGGCCGGATCTCGATAGCTGGATGGCGGATTTCGGGTTGACGCGATTGCCGGCCGCGCAAGCCACCGGGTCAGTGACATTTGCGCGCTATACACCAGGTATTGCGGCGACGATTCCGGTCGGAACGACGGTGTTGACATTGGACGCTTCAGAAACATTTCTGGTGGCAGCCGCTCCCGATAGTGCGGGATGGAATGGAAGTGGCTATAGTTTAGCGCCTATGCTACTCAACTTAACGGTTCCGGTGGTCGCGGCAGCGCCGGGGTTGAGCGGTAACGTTTTAGCTGGCGCCATTGGTCTGATTGCGGCGCCAATTCCTGGCATTGATACGGTAATGAACGCGATGCCTTTTGGTGGCGGGGCGGATGCCGAGAGCGATGCGGCGTACCGCTCACGATTTCAACTTTACATCAACAGTCGTTCGCTGGCGACCGCCGGGGCAGTGGCCTTTGCGATTACAAGTGTCCAGCCAGGTCTGCGCTACGCCGTGGTGGAAAATGAGTCGCCGCAGGGTGCACCGCAACCGGGTAATTTCTGCGTTGTGGTTGACGACGGGACTGGAATGCCGAGTGCCGGGCTGTTAGCGCTGGTTCAATCCGCCGTGGATGCAGTGCGCCCGATCGGCGCGACATACTGTGTTACCGGGCCACACGTTACCTTTGTCACCGTTGTTGTAACACTTGAATCCACGAACTCGCAGACCCACGCGGCGGTTACATCGGCAACGCAAGCAGCGATCCTGGCTTGGATCAATGGGCTGCCGATTGGCGGCACTCTAGCGATTTCTAAACTTGACGCCATTGCGCACGGTATTGACGCGAGCGTCACGAGCGTTATTTCGACATTAATAAATGGGGCTACGGCAGATGTAACGGCGCCGGCAAATGGTGTGTTGCTCGCCGCTAGTGTTACGGTGAGTTGATGGTTGGCGCGGTTCAAGATATGGCAAGGCGGCTGCTGGCGTTATTGCCTCGCAATTGGTTTGCTGATGTTACGCCGATGCTTACTGCCGTGCTAAGCGGATTTGGTTCCGCGATGGCGTCGGTTTTTGCGCTCATTCAATTCGTTATCCAACAGTCAAGGATACTGACGGCTGTAGGCCTATTTCTTGATGCTGCAAGCGTGGACTTCTTCGGGACAGCGCTTGCACGGCGTGCCGCCGAGCCGGATGCGGCCTTTCGCACTCGAATTTGCCAGGAATTGCTGCGGCTCCGCGCGACGCGGGCGGCGGTGACATTGGGCCTGACGCAACTGACAGGGCGGGTACCAATCATCTTCGAGCCGGCGCGTAGTAGTGATACGGGTGGCTATAGTGTGGGTGGAATCGGGTATGGGCGGGCAGGCGGGTGGGGTAATCTGAGCCTGCCCTACCAGGTATTCATTACGATTGGCCGGCCGCATGGTGGGGGTATTGCCGACCTTGCCGGTTATGGCACCGGTGGCATACCGGTATACGGTAATTTAAATATGCAGGCCGCCGGCATTTCCGATGCTCAAATCTATGGCAGCGTGCCGCCTCTACTACCGGCGGGCACTGTGGCTTGGTGTAGACTTGTAGACTGAGGCGCACCGCGGGCATGCCGCTATACAGGACATATTACGGAAGGATCGCAATCTCGTGGACCGGCAAATTGTCTATCCCGGCGGAATCCCGCTCGATACAGATATACTGAATATTGAACGTAATATCATGGTCGCTTTGGGCTATCTGGCACAGGCAACGCTTGGAACGGACATAGTGGCTGACGGGCTGGTTTGCGCGCCGACGCTGCCGGCCTCCATGTCGGTAACCATTGGGCCTGGCTGCGTAACGCAATTTAGCGTGGTCGACCCATTGGCGTTCGGATCGTTACCGGCTGCGCCGACGGTGCCGCTGATGAAGCTGGGTATAAATGTTGAAACTACAACCTTTACATTGACGGCGCCGACAGCGTCGGGACAGGCTATCGACTATTTGCTTGAAGCGAGTTTTCTGGAAAGCGATGCGACCCCGGTAATTTTGCCTTACTACAATGCCGCCAGCCCTGGGATGCCGTATAGCGGCCCAGGGAATAGCGGGGCGCCGCAAAACACACAGCGGCTGCAATCGGTGCAATTTCAGATGAAAGCGGGTGCGCCAGGGGGGGCAGGCACACAGCTCCCGCCGAACGTTGATGCGGGTTGGGTTGGGCTTTACGTGATAACCTTAACAACGGGCCAGACCGCTGTTACCGCTGCTAATATTACCGTGCTGCCCGATGCGCCATTTATTGCGTGGAAACTTCCGCAGCTTACGCCCGGAACCAGCCGTTGCGCCGTTTTCACGCCGGCAAACCAGGGGAATTGGAATGTTCCTGCAGGTGTCAACACGGTGAAGGTGCGAATTTGGGGTGGCGGGGGCGCCGGTGGCGCCGGATTCAGCGGCGCTGGGGGTGGTGGAGCGGGCGGAGGCTATGCCGAAGGTTATTGCAGCGTGACGCCAGGACAAACCTACTTCGTTACGGTGGGGAATGGTGGCGCCGGCGCCGGCACCAGTGGCGGCAACTCAAGCTTTGGCAATCTGATGTCTGCCGCCGGAGGCCAAGCGGGCAACAATGGCGCGGCTGGCTCTGGCGGGACTGGCGGCGCGGGCGGTGCTTTGGGTGCCGGGGGCAACTTGGCGCTTATGGGCCAAGCGGGTGGCAGCGCATTTTTGGCCGGAAGTGTGTGGGTGAGCGGTCAAGGCGGCGGCGCCTATGGTGGCGCTGGCGCCGAAGCAGTTGTTGGGGGAAGTGGGACATTGACCGATGGCCACGCGGCAACGCTGCCTGGATGCGGCGGTGCCGGCGGTATAGGCAGCGGGATTGGCGGACAGGGCGGGCAAGGTCTGGTTTTGCTCGAATATTAATGCGGCGTTCCTGAACGCCTTTCGCGATTGACCGGCAAGGAATTTGGTATGGGAACGCCTGCAAACTATACCTGGATACCGTCCACAGCTCGCGTGATCGTGGTGGACGGTTTCGGCATGCTGCCGCGTGGGACAATACAGTATTTGCAGGCGCCGCAGTCCTGGCCAGCTAAGGATCCAAGTGACACACTGGATTTCGTGCTGGATATATCAGAGGCGATTGCCGGCAACGAGGGTGATTCCATTGCGACGTTGGATGTACAAATCAGCCCGAGTAATCCGGGCGATTTAAGCGTTCAATCGACAAGTGCGGATGGCGACCAGGCGATCTTGTGGCTCGCCGGTGGGATCGCCGGAACTGTTTATGCCGTTACGGTAAACGTTGGCACAAACAGTGGGCGCATGATTGCGCGGACTGTCAGCCTCCCGGTGCTGTCTTTAGCCTCGCCACCTGTGATGCTTCAAAACTCGATCACGGATCAGACGGGAGCGGCACTGACCGACCAATACGGGAATCCGATTACGATTTCCTGACTTGGTCGAGGTCAGACAGCATCGTTGTAAGTTCCGCCTGGCGTAGTGCAGCAGCACCGGGCTGAGCCTGCTCGT